TTTGCCTCCAAAAGTTTAGATGACTGTTCATTTAACTGTTTAGCAAGTTCCTGTTCCTTAGACCTTGCTTCCTCATTCTTAGTTGCAATCTCCGCTTGCATCTCAATATCCCTATCGTCCCACCCTCTATGGTGTCCATAGCCATAGAAACCAGCCAAAGCAAGTAAAACGCCCAAAATTACCCAAGGATTTGGAATCATTGTTCAGCCCTCGCTAAAGCCCTCTCATTGGCTATTTTCTCCTTCTCAGGGTCAATATAGTCAGGTGGAGTGCTAGGTGGTGGTGGTGCTCGCCATTCCTCATCCAAAGGAGGATTTACCCATGTCGGCATAGCACCAGAAGGGGCAGTCCAAGTCGATAAACCACTAGGATTGGGTGGTGGTGGTGTTGTAGGCGTAGAAACAGGGGTTGTGGGCGTTGTAGGGGTGCTAGGAGGGCTTGAAATCTTATCTGATACCGCTTGGACACCCTTCCTAGACATAACGCCACCAATGCCACCAACAATCAGCAAAACAATGTCGTTTAACATCTTTAGGTAGCCTTGATCTATCGGTGCAATGCTCTTGATGGGTTGTGTCACAAATGTCACGCTATACAGCATGAAGAAGACAATTCCCGTCAAGATGCAAGTTACGAGTAGGACAACAACTGCCCAAACATAGGATTCAACGAGTAAAACTTGGTCATGTACGGGGTGATTCTCTAGTTTCATCTTACTTCCCATCTGAGGCAGGTTGAACTGGTGGGGTGACTTGTTTTTCAAGAATAGGGGCTACAAGGTAATCAGGACAATCTTGGGTGAATTGGCAATCAGGTCTTTGGCATCTTTTGGCAGAAAAGTTCTTGGGATTCTGGCAATAATACCTGTACCTATCTTCGCATCCAACTAAGAGCATAAGCACCAATAAATATTTCATTTCTTCTCTCTCAGTTCTTCTTTTAACTTACGCAATTCTTTCATTTCCCGCTTCAATTGGGCTTTCATGTAGAGTGTTTCTACGTATGCCATCGAGGTTGCTCCTACAACTACGCAAAGCATCACTCCCATCAGAATCCACCAGACAAGACGTGCAGTTGCCACATTAGCCACCCAAAAATCAAAGATATAAACATCACAGCAATCACTCCTGTTGTAATCTCAATGCACCGTATCTCATACAACTCTTTCCTTTGCCGAGCCAATCGTGCCTTTCTGATCATCTCAGACCTAGCCCACTCTTGCTCTTGCTCGATCTTGGAATACATCTTCAGAAACCGACTATACAAGTCCTTCAACTCAGGAGGCGCATATACCATCGCTTCCCTGACTTGCTCCATCAACTTCTCAATCTGTAACTCAATCAAAGCCCTCTCAATCGCCTTCTTACTGCTGTTTTGCTCAGGATCGTATACAGTTTTTGATTCTTCTTCTAATGCCCGATAGTGATTTGTGATCTGTTGTTGCGTGTCAAACAAGATACCCAACTTCTCACCAATGTCCTTGATGAGCAAGAGTTCCATTTCTTCATAGGATTGCTGTTTGGCAAGGGTTTTGGCTTTCTTTTGCGCCACAGGCTTGGGGGCTTCTGTGGGCTTGTCTTTGGGCTTAGAGGGCTTAAAAAGACCCAGAAACCACTCAAATATGCCTTTGATAGCCTTGACATCTGCCAAGACACCTTCAACAGTCTTCTTAGCACCCTCCAACTCCATTCGCCCCTCGTGGAGCATGGCGCATCCCTGCTTAATAAAGCCAACTGCACCTTGCGCCAGCATGAGAAGGGAGAAAGGATCAATGAGACTCTCCTATTTGTATCTTGCTTCAAGTTCAGAAAGTTCTTTTTGTTCTTCAGGCGTAAGTCCAACACCTACATTTGCAGATTTTGGTGGCATAAAGTCATCTTGGGTTATGCCAACCCTATCGTATGCTTGATTTAGCAAACCAATGGTTTTTAGCAATTGAGGTTTTTGGCTTGGCACAGGCAAATCAGCAATCTTGGCATAAGAACTTTCTGCCTTCAATATGTCCTTAATTGCATCGCGATTGGTTGCCATTTTTGCCAACACTCTAGGAGTCATTAGCAAACCACCACCAGCCAATACTGCGCCAACAGTACCTAGTTCGCTATACGCATATCCTGCACCACCTGCGGCTAAGATTGCTTGTATAGCACCACTAATCTGGTTTGCTTGAGCAGAGTTAATTGCCAAACTAAATGTGTTTTGTGGCTTTGTCTGGCTAAGTTTTGCGGCATTAGCAAGAATCTCGACATTTGACCTAACCTCTGGAGAAACTGCTTCATTGAATGTTCTATTAAATTTCTTATCTGTTTGGAGTTTTTTCTGTAAATTTATTAAACTTGTAACAGAAACATCTGTTCCCTCTTCTCCAAGAATACTACTTAAATATCCCTTTTGAACGGCTGTTTTAACAAGATTTACATCTAAATCAGGATTAAGTTTCTTTGCCCTATCCAAAGATGTATAAAAGTCCTTGATTTCAGACACATTTCCAGATTGAAATATTGTTTCTCCAACTCTTTCTGCCGTTTTGTTGTTTAATTTTGCTAATGTTGTTGGGAACAACTCAGTAATACTAGACCTATAAAACGCAGAATTTTCATCGTATGCTTTTTTAAGCGCAGGACTTAATTTGGTGGCGGCAGTATCCATTGCTTCTTCAATAGATTTAACTGCTTGTGTCAAAGTGGCAACTTTTGGAGAATTTGCTCCAAATTCAGACTTAGCCTCTCGCAACTGTTTATTTAAGTTTGATCTAAATTCATGTGCATCTGCAAAAGATATTTCATCTTTAAGGTCAGCAATTGCTCTTAACTGAGATGTAACTTCATTTCCAAGACTTGTAGATGGATCGCCTGTTTTAGATATTTTTGCGGCATTATCTAATTGTTGTTGCGCCCTATTTGCCAAAGAAGAAGAATTTACTAAAACATCTTTTCCACGCTCGTTTATTTGTGCGTATGCTTCCCTTGCGGCAAGACTTAACTTATCTTGGGCATTTCCAATTACATCTTTGTATAAAGCACCAGCCTCTAGATCAGTCAATGTTCTACTAGAAATGTCATCTAAAACTTCATTTCTTTTAGTAGTTAAGGCTTGTAAATTTGCTTTCTCTAGTTCGTCAAATATGCCTCTACCAGATATGCCAGCACGACCAACCGATTCAGTTAAACCTCTTGTTGCAGTTGGTTCTACTTGATACTTTGTTAAAGACCCGCCTTCACGCTCTAACAACTTTTGTATTTGTAGTTTCATCTGAGCATCTTTTGGCAAGGTAGAACTAAATATGCCAATGTCAGGAATCATGTTTTTAGCAACCTTAAATGCTTTTCCACCAAGATTGAAAACTACATTTCCTGCGGCATCAAACGCCATGTTTGTAGCAACATTGCTTAATTGTTCTGCCAACTGAGCCTCTAAACCCATTGGCTTACCCATAATTTCATCAACTTTTTGTTTGGCAACAGTCCCAGTTAAAGCACCAGCACCACTACCCAACATACTTCTAATAGCCAATGTTCCAGTAGTTCTTCCAGCAGTTGCCCCTAAAGGCGTTTTAGTGGTTGCTACGCCAGCAATTCCTCCAACCAAACCACCTATATCTGGTAAACTTTCTTTTAGAGCAGTACCAAACTCTTGAGCAAAAGTCCTTGGCTCATATTTAGGACTTAGAACAGAAGTAGTAGAGCCATAAGTGGACTCTAGCCTATCAAGTTCTGCCTGTTCTTCTGCTGTAAGTGCCATAATTTATTCCTAAATATTGGTTATTGTTGACCTGCCTTTTGACGCAATTCACGCAATCTATCTAAGTCTTTTTGAACATCTTTTCCTGCTTGCGATCTTTCATCAGCAAAATCTATCATGTTTAAGTTTTTACCTGACGCAATATAATTATTTACCCTAGAGTTCAATCTTCTATCTATGCTTGCTCTACGTTCAATTTCATCTGCAACATAATTCAATGTTTTTATTGATAAACCACGAGTACCAATAGTTGCTTTTAAAAATTCTCTATCTTTGTCAGACAAAGCACCCTTTAGTTCTCCTGCTTTTCCAACAGTCATTTCATTCAATATAGTGTCAATAATTTGCGATGGAGCAACTCCTTTAACATCAATTCCAAACGCTTCCGCAACCTTGCCCGCTTGCAAGGCAACATCAGAGCCAACGCCAACAAATGCTCGTGGCAATAAGTTACGCAGGTTTTGAGCCAATGTAATGCGATCAGAAGAAGAATACGCGTCTTTTTCTATTTGAGCGGCAAGATCAGTTTTGTTTTTAGATATTTCTATTGGTTGTCTAACATCAACATTAAGAGATGTTGCGCCAGCCTTAGCAATACCAGCCTTATGTTTGAAAACACCACTTTCCATTGCTTGAATTTGCTCTGGTGTATAGTCCTTCAAAAATGGTTTTACCTCAAATCCAAGTGCTCTTGCTTGAACAGCATATTCGGCAGGGGTTGCAATGTTTCGTGCGGCAACAAAATCTGCAAATGCTTTATCGTTAGAGGCAATACCTTTAGCCAATGATTCTGGTGTACCTGCATCAACTAATGCCTGAACTCGTGAATTTAATGATTCTCTTTTAGCCGCAATTTCTCCTGTTTCTGCCATAGCCTTGGTTGCTTGAGCAATTTTTTGTGTTGCTTCTGCTTGTTTCCCTTGGGCTTCACGAGCCAAATTAGCCAAAGCACTTGCGCCTTGTGGATCAAATTGACTTAATGTTCGTGCGCCTTGCATAATTGAACTAACATCATTTAGATCAATACCTTGCATAACAGCATTACGCTTACTTAACAATTGCAATTGTGGGTCTTGTGCGCCCAAAATACCCGCCAATTGACGACCGCCATAGATAAGACTTGTCCTAGCAGATGAGAAAGGATCAAGTTGACCTAACTGAGCCGCTTGTGCAAGTGCTTGTTGATTTTGCTGTGCTTGATACGCCTCTGGAGTACCAAATAATCCACCTACGATTGAATCTGCCATTTGGTTACTCCTTAAAGATTTGCGTATCCTAATGGCAAGGCTTGACCTCCACCATAAGGAATATAAGTAGGTGCTTGCATTGCCGCACTCGTTATTCCACCACCAGCACCACCATAATTTATTTGGGGATTCATCCAACTATTAATTGCCTGTGGCAAATATGGCATTGTTCCAATTCCTTGTAATACATTTGCCATTGGACTAAACGCATTAGCCGCTTGTGCTGTTCTTGCCGCACTTATGCCACCTGCTAACAATGATTGACCAACATTAGCACCTGCCGTAGCAGATCGCCCACCAAGTTCTGCGCCTATCTGCAATGGCGTTTGCCCCATTTGTTCAATAGTTCCACCAAGTCCCAAAGAGGTCTGGAATGGAGACAATGCACCAACTTGACCTTGCTGATACTGTCCAAGCAAACCTGCCCCTTGACCAAATAATCCTGCTCCAAATAGTGCCTGTTGCTGACCTGCTTGCGTAGCCTGTGCCGCCAAAGCCAAGTCTTGCATAGCCCTAGCGTTTGCCAAAGCCGCTTGTTCAGGATTGGCAGACAATAAACCACCACCTTGCGCTACTGCCAAGCCCGTCCTACCCGTGTTTGCCAATTGGTTTGCCAATAAAGCAGATTCACGCTCACGGGCAGGTGCTAGTAAAGCCTGTTGGCTTGCCATGTACTTCTGAGCCGCTTGTTCAGGAGACTGAGCCAAATAACCTTGACCAAGATTAAACAGACCACCTGCCGCAGTTTGCAAAGGTGCATACTGTTGTGGTGCAAATAATCCTTGTTGTATTTGCTGTTGCGATAACGCTCTTAACTGATCTTGATATTGTTGTAGTTCTGGGGATACTGTGTATCCTGCGCTACTTACATATCCTTCAGGAGTGAATTGAAACTGAGATGTTCCATAACGGGTTGTAACGCCAACAGGACGAAACTTTGCCGCATCTGCCGCAATACGTGCCGCCTCTAATTGCGCTTGAGCAGAGATATTTGCCGCATTTTGTGCGGCTTTTCCTTGCATATAGCCTCCTAAAAGGCTTGCTCCACCCATAATTGCCGCAGGTGCTATATAAGGCATACTATTTTCCTTTTATCAAAACTTCGTCCACTTTAGACGGGTCTTTCTCGTCTGTGGCATGAACACAATACCAAACACAATCTGTAATAGCCTTAACTCCATGAGTCAGACCAGACTTAATCTCAATACACGCTGGCGCATCAACAATATCAATCTCATCACCTCTCAAAACTGCCACTTTCCCCTTTGCCAATATAGACAAATGGCTGTAATCGTGAGTATGTTTAAGGATGGCTTGACCTGCTTCAAAAACCATCTCTTTTGCATACAAACCATCACTAAAGTGGTGCGTAATCATGCTGTCCGTTTCCATAAATAGACAACGACATAAGGTGGCAAGTTAGCGTTTGTTGCGCTAGAACCTGTTGTAGAGATTGCCACACTAATGCCTGTCGTTGCAGAACCAGTATTGTGTGATCCATTAAATGTTTGTGTATTATTTGAGCCAGAAGAACTATCTGTTTGTTGCACTCCAGTATCAGTATGCGTGTGACCAGGGTCGGTAACTGTTGCCGTGTGAGTGTGACTTACAACAATTGCATCCTTAGAACCACCTGTATTGCCAACTGTGCTGAAAGTAGCATCGCCACTATCCAAACCAATCATTACCTTACCAGCACCAAATGCAGTCCAAGTACCAAATCCCAACAAAGTCGCAGGGTTGGTGCTAGATGTAGCATTTGTATACACAGTTCCCACAGGATATAACGCTTGTAAAACAGTCTGTACAAACGCAGTAGTCGCTAACTTAGTAGAACTATCCGTAGAGGTTTGGGTAGTTGCCGTAGTTCCCGTAGGCAAGACAGGAGAACCCGTAAAGGTAGGGCTTGCCAAGTCTGCTTTGCTTGCCACAGCCGTAGCAATGCTATTGAACTCGGTATCAATCTCAGTTCCCTTGACAATCTTCAATGGGTTGCCAGAGGAAAGACTATCCTTACTAGCGAAATTCGTGGCCTTGGTGTAATCAGACAATCTAATTCTCCTTAATAAACTCTGCCTTCTTTGGCAAAAATCTCAATTTTTTGGATGCTCAAAGGGAAAGCATTGATGTCTGCTTCATAACCTGTTTGCACAATCTTTCCAGAACCTGTTGGATAAACACTCAATGTTTGCATCGTAATTCCACCAGAGTATTCTGCGGTGGTATTGTATTCCGCTACACCATAATATGAAACCACTTGAGTAGGAACTTTTGCAGAAGCAGAGTAATAATTACCCGAAAAGTCGTAACCCCACTTAAAGGTCACATACTGGTTACTTCCCCCAATCACAACCGCCCTCAACTTCTTCAGAATGGATGTAACAGATGGATTACCCAAATCAGCATTATTCGTAAAATACTGAAAACGATATGTAGATGTGTCATCGTTATAACCAGAATAGGTAGCAAGATAGCCCCCTTTCCCTATGTATAACGTCCCATCTTGCTTTGTCAACAAGGATTTAGGTTCAATAGAGTCCCAAGTCGTTACCCTTGCCGCACCATCTTGTAGCGTGGCTTTCATGTCAAAGCAATAAACTGACTTCAAAACAGGCAAAGTCAGCAGATAAAACGCTTCCTTACTGTTGTATACAGACTTAATGTTTGCCAATGTCTCACTTGCAACGGCAGAAATCAAGTCATTTCGCACATTCTTAGATAAGTCA